GGTTGCTAGTCTGCCACTTTCCGGAGGGATACAATCACCCGCGTTAGACACTGGCGATTATCAGACAGGTTTTGATACATTTAATGATCCTGAAAATATTACGGTAGACTTTCTTATCGCGCCCTCAATGGTGTCGGATACGGATCATAAAACTGTTGTCGATTATATGGTAGGCATTGCTGCTTCAACGAGAAAAGATTGTGTGGTGGTTGCTTCTCCAAGCAGAAACGCTGTTCTCAATCAAGCAAATGCAACAGATATTACAAACGCTATTATTGATTCGGGTTTGAACTACGCTGCGTCTTCATATCTAATCTGTGACAATAACTTCTTGAAAGTATACGATAAGTATAACGATCAATATTTAATGATTCCTGCTGCAAGTTCTACTGCTGGTTTGATGGCATTGACAGATCAAGTATCTGCTCCATGGTTCTCACCCGCAGGACAGCGAAGAGGACAATACTTTGGTGTTACTTCTCTTGCGTGGAATGCAGATAGAAGCAAGCGCGATCTTTTATACAAGAAAGGGATTAACCCAATTGTTAATCTACCAGGACAAGGCATTCTATTATACGGCGATAAGACCAAAGAGTCTCGTCCAAGTGCTTTCGATAGAATCAATGTTCGTAGGTTGTTCCTCGTAATCGAAAGAGCAATCAAAGCAGCGTCATCAAATGTTTTATTCGAGTTCAACGACGAGTTTACTCGTTCAGAGTTCGTAGGCATTGTAGAACCTTTCTTACGAGAGATTCAAGGACGAAGAGGAATTACTGATTTCCGAGTAGTTTGTGACGAAACAAACAACACGGCAAACGTAATTGATAGCAACCGTTTTGTGGCAAGTATCTTTATCAAACCCGCACGTTCGATCAACTTTATCACGCTTAATTTCGTGGCAGTTAGATCAGGTGTTGAGTTTGAAGAAGTTACTGGCACAGTATAAGGAGAGTCTAGATGGCAATTTTAGGAGTCGATGACTTTAAGTCAAAACTAACCGGTGGTGGTGCACGTGCTAATCTTTTTAAGGTTACACTGAACTTTCCGGGATATGCTGGGGGAGATGTCGAACTGACATCTTTCCTTTGCAGAACTGCACAATTACCTGCTTCTACTACGGGTGTAATTGAAGTTCCATTTCGTGGAAGAATACTCAAGATGGCAGGAGACAGAACTTTTGAAAACTGGACTGTTACCATCATGAATGATACAGGATTTGTATCACGGGATTCTTTCGAACGATGGATAAATGGTATTAACTCGCATTCTGCTAATACAGGTCTTGTTAATCCCGCAGACTATCAAGCGGATCTTATTGTAGAACAACTTGATAGAGACGAATCTGTGTTGAAAAAATATACTTTTCGTGGATGCTTCCCCATCAGTGTAGGTGCTATTGCTTTGGATTACGACCAAGCAACTACTATTGAGCAGTTCGACGTTGAATTCGCAGTTCAATACTGGGAGTCAAATACAACTAGTTAATAGCGTTATAGATATAGGGAGTCTTTAAGGCTCCCTTTGTTTAATTTCCTATGAGGATCACATGTCGGACGATACTTTATTTAAACTTTTTGGTTTTGAAATCAAAAAATCGGGTAAGGGTGTTGCTAAAACACCTGACCTTAAATCTGTGGTTCCTCCTACTGACAATGATGGAGCAGGATATGTAACATCATCTGCTGGTTATTTTGGTCAGTATGTTAACATCGATGGAGATAATGCCAAAGATGTGCACCAATTAATTATGCGATATCGAGGAGTTTCACAGAACTCTGAAGTAGATATGGCAGTTGAAGAAATTGTAAACGAAAGCATCACTTCATCAGAGTTAGAAATGAACGTCCAAATTAATCTGGACGATATAGATGCAACAACTAAAATTAAAAAAACTATGACAGAAGAGTTTAAGCAGATTCTGAACATGCTAAACTTTACAGATTTAGGTCATGATATTTTTCGCTCGTGGTATATTGATGGTAGGATATTTTATCATCTTCTTATCGACGAAGCAAACCCAAAGCAAGGTGTTAAAGAAATTAGAAACATCGATGCTGCCAAAATTCGAAAAGTTAAAAATATTTCTACTAAGAAAGACCCCAAGACTGGGGTAAAAATTATTGACAACGTGGACGAGTTTTATATCTACGAAGAAAAACCCGGCATGAATCAACAAGCTGGTGCAGTAAAATTCTCTACTGATTCTATTACCTATGTAACGTCTGGTCTTTTAGACGAAACAAAAAAGAAAGTTGTGTCCCACTTACATAAGGCACTTAAACCTATTAATCAATTACGAATGATGGAAGACTCGTTAGTCATCTATCGTCTTGCTCGTGCGCCAGAACGTAGAATTTTCTATATCGACGTAGGTAACTTACCTCGCGGTAAGGCAGAGCAGTACATGAAAGACATCATGGCAAAGTATCGTAACAAATTAGTCTACGATGCAAACACCGGCGAACTCAAAGATGATCGTAAACATATGTCTATGCTCGAAGACTTTTGGTTACCTAGACGAGAAGGTGGACGAGGAACCGAAATCTCAACACTTCCTGGGGGAGATAACTTAGGTCAGATTGATGATATACTTTATTTCCAAAAAAGATTATACCGTTCATTAAACGTTCCTGCCCAGAGGTTAGAACAAGAAAACAATTTTTCTCTTGGTCGATCAAATGAAATTACTAGGGATGAGATTAAATTCCAAAAATTTATCGACAGACTTCGCAGAAAATTCTCACACATTTTCCTAAATATCCTCAAAAAACAATTGATTCTTAAAGGTGTTATTACTGAGCAAGATTGGGATCAATGGAAAGGTGACATTCAAGTAGATTTTATTAAAGACAATCATTATGTCGAATTAAAAGAATCCGAAATAATGCGTGAGCGTTTAGGTCTTATGAGTGAGGCAACTCAATTTGCAGGTGAGTATATATCCAAAGAATGGATATGGAAAAATGTTCTTAGAATGGACGATGAGGAAATAAAAGAAGTTCAGAAACAAATGGAAGGCGAAGATAATGAGGGCGGCATGGATGCAGAAGAACCTGCTGCTGATGGTCCTCCTGCGGCACCAGCGGCACCAGAATCGCCACAGGCAGCGCCTATTAACATTAACGTTAATGGCGGTGAGGTGGAAAAGAAAAAAACTGACAAGAAAGAAACCTATATCCCGTCACAAGAAGATGAACTTCTCGAAAACATGACTCGGTTTATGAGCAAATTGAATGAGCAAGATTAGTCCTGTTGTAACTACCGCATTTGGTATAGCACATACGGAAAAGCGGATAGGACAGTTAGAAGAAAAATGGTTTGACATCATAAGTGAAGTCGAAACTATACGTGGTCCTGCGGGTCTAGACGGAAAACAGGGTCCGAAAGGAGATAAAGGTGTCAAAGGAGATCGAGGAGATACTGGTGATCAAGGAATTGCCGGTGCTGACGGAGAATCCGGACGTGACGGCATTGATGGCAAAGACGGTGATAGAGGCGAAAAGGGCGAGACTGGAGAACAGGGATTACAAGGTCTTCAAGGACTCAAAGGCGATAAGGGCGATATCGGACCTGTGGGCGAAACTGGTCTGCAAGGTGAAAGAGGACTAACAGGTGATACAGGACAGAACGGATCCAAAGGAGACACTGGAAAAACTGGTGAGCGGGGCAAAGATGGCGCTCAAGGCGTTGCTGGTACAAAGGGAGACTTGGGGTTACAAGGGGACCGAGGAATACAGGGTGTCAAAGGAGACAAAGGAGATACTGGACTTCGTGGAGAAAAGGGCGAACGAGGAGAAACTGGACCTCAAGGAATCCAAGGCGAAGCAGGACCAGACTATAAAGAAAAGTTTGAAGAAGCACTAAAACAATTCAACGAACAGTTGGTTGAGAATAGAGATACAGTCAACTCAAACTTAGAAAAACAGATTCAACAGATCAACCGTTCACTCAGTACATTGGGTGGCGGTGGTTCTTATAAGATACTTGATAATGCAGATGTTGATAAAACACGTTTGTCTAGTATCGTTGGTGATAGTATTCTAATCTATAACCCAACAAAAAAGAAATTTGTAGTAGAGTCTTTTCAGTCTATTATTGATAGACTTGAAATTACAGTAGGAGCAGCATTGGAAGTGCAATACGATAAACTAGTAGACGAAGTGCCAGCAGACAACTACACCTATGTAGGTGAAGCAGTTCCTGGCACTACTAAGAGTCAGGCGCTCTGGCGTATCAAGAGAGTTTTTGAAGCAACCGATGACTGTGATTTAGAAATCTTGTGGGCAAACGGAACAGCAGACTTTGATAAAACTTGGAATGATCGTGCAACTTACACTTATAGTGCTGACTAATAGATAGGAGTTAAAATGTCCCAAAGTGAAATTAGACTGGCTTACAAAAATGCACTGGCATCAAAAGATTACCAGACCGCATTAGAAATTGTATTGTCTGATCCTGCCGAGTTTAGTGTACCACCCCCCGAAGGCGAGGCACCCGATGCCATTCGCGCAATTGCTACAGACCCTACAACAATAGAATATATGCTTATAGACTGGGAAGTGCGATATAATTCAAAAGCAGAAGGGTGTAGTACATGTGGTCCTCCTTACACGCTAACCCAAGCACAATTCGACCACTATACTGGTGATCCTACGCAAGAAGAGCTTGATGCTTGGTTTGACCAGTATAAAAACAGTTCTGTAAAGTCTATTCAAGACTTACCAGAAGGTCAACCATCCCCGCAATTAGGACTTACTCAATATTTAGTCAAAGTTATCAAGAGGGCAGACATTACCGATTTTGATGGTAATCTGAGATAACATGACTTTTCTTGCGGATGGCGGATGTTATAACTCATCTCGAATTGCACTAGACGGTACATCTGCTGGTGTTGCTCGTAATTGGCAAGCCGCATCAGGTACTGACGTTACTGGTTGGGACCATGCTGACATAGCAATATACGCCTCATCTTTTGATGGTGACGATATGAACTCTATCACCATTGCATTCAAATTGCAATGGCGTGAGGTGGGCTCGGGTACTTGGTTAGACCTTGCATCTACCGGCGATGTTAAATGGGGAACATCTACAACACTTACACAAGGCAACGCTGTAACTACTACTGAAGGTTCTGGTGCACTTGGCTGCGGTGGTATGACCGGTGGTTTTGGTTCCGAAGGAGATGAAGTTGAAGGTACCAACCAATCAGCCTCTCGACAACGAGTAAAGAAAGAAGCATTTGACATTCAGTGGGCATTAGATTTTTCAGATGCCGCTAGTCTTACCGAATATGAGTTTCGGGTACTTGATTCGGATGATGAAGTTTGTTCGTCCAGTCCTAGTGAAACCACTATTACAACTCAAGCCCTTGTTACCAATCCTATTATTACAGATATTGACACTGATGAGAATATTGGTGTTCAGCAAACCGCTGTAGTTATCACAGGTTCTAATTTTGGTACGCAAACTGGTTCTGCTAAAGTAGAAATATCGCCAAATAACACTTATGCCGCTGGTGGATTAGTACTGCAAACCATTAATAGTTGGGCGTCAGTTACTAGTATTCTGTTTGATGTTGTTCGAACTGGGTTATCTGCTGGTACAAACTATGTTTGGGTAACAGACAGTACTGGTGCACAAAACACTACTGCGTTTCCGATTACTCTTACAGCAGAAACACCTTCGATTACTAACATCGATGGTGACGATGCACTACAAGTCAACCAAACAAATATTGTTATAGTCGGTGATGGATTCTATC